CTTTCAATAAACTGATAATCGCCTTTCGTGACGGATGCGTAAAAACCTATTTCTTTTTGATAGTCGTATCTTATCCCCAACCCCCTGTCTGTAGGCTGGTAAACAAGAAAGACTGTATTTTGAGCGCAAAGCATAAAGGGTATGGAAAGTAGTAATATGGTTAGTAGTTTTTTCATTTTATATCTCTTATTTGTGCAACACCTTCGTTATTTGCCTGTTTTGCAACGGCACCCCAAAACATTGAAGCTGCAGGGTATTTATTCCCACCGGGCATATCGGTAAAGGCAACCTGCAGGAACCGGGCGGGAGCTTTGTAAGTGGGCAGGACTAAAAAGGATTTCATGTTTGCCAGAACAGCATCATGCCATCGCTTCTTTTCAATGTAAGCCAGACCAAGACAATAAAGCGCATCAGCCAGCTCGTTAGTCCAATCCTGAAAGAATGCAATCTTTTCGTATTTCTCAAGCCAGTAAATAATCAGGTCCAGATACTCATTTATCCTTTCTTTGTTTTCCGGCAGCATACGGCGGGATATGTATTCACGAGCGATGTAATACATATACCTGGTGTTATCCGGGCTTACATCAAGCTGCTTCTGCAGGATCCGTAAACTCCTGTCCGGATCTTTCATGTGTGCCGGACTGTAACCTGAATCAATTTTAAAACGTGACTTATAGCATTGTCTCTTTAATGATTCGCTGCTCCCGTTTTCTACAAGTACGTTATGAACCGCACCATGCCATCTTATCTCAGGCGTTCTTTTAATGATACGGCAGCTCTCAATAGTCTCCACCCGGGTTTTGACAATAAAGGTCATGCCTTTATACTTGTGCATGAACCCGGAGTTAAGAACTGCCTTTACAGACTGAATGGTATCTGTTAACACTTCATCAGCATCAATGATTAGAACATAGTCGGTTGTTGACTTGTCAAGCGCATGGTTGCGAGCCTCGGAAAAGTCATCATTCCATTTATAGTCAGTGTAAACCTTATCAGTGTACTTTCTGCACAACTCAACAGTGTTATCTTCGCTTCCTGTATCACAAATGATTATCTCGTCAGCATCTTTTACAGACTCAAGACAAGCCGTTATACATTCAGCTTCATTCTTAACAATCATTGATACTCCAAGTGTCTTCATATAGTTAGTTTAGTCTTCTCATGCCTCCGAACCTTTGGGCCAGCTTATGAATCGCCAGGTATCTCAGAGCATCACATCCGTGATTAAAAGCGTCAATAGGTTTCGGAGGTTTAACTGGTTCACCCTCTTTGTCAACAGCCCATTTGTAGTTACGGAACTCTTTGATCAGGTTCACGCTTCTTTCAGTGACGTTAATCTTATACCTGAGCAGTATGTCAAGTCCAAAGGTTATCGGGCCTTTCCTTGCCCCGTGAATGTTCCAGCCTATTGTATAGAGTTCATGTACAGACTTCATCTCAGCGCTATCCGCAATTATCTCATCATAACCACCCCTGACACCTACACTAACCAGTTTATCGGATATATTTTTACTTATTTGCCCATTCTTGTCTTTGATAGGCACATTCACTAACCCTGTTTCATATATCAGCTCGTCCACGAATAATTCGCCTTCGTATATACAGACCTTTATAACCGCTGTCGGGTCGTTTACATAACCAAAGTCAAGACCGTAACCAAGCAGTTTGGCAAGCTCAGGGATGCGAGCTACCGTCTGCCAATTCTGGAAGATTAACCCTTTCTGTTGCGCCCTCAACCCGAGGTTGTAAATCTTATAAGCTACCGGGTCAGTTTTCTCAAGCCTGTTTAGCTCGTCAATAATCTCCTTCTCCAGAAAAGGATTGTTCCGCATTGTGGAATGAAAGAAAGCGCAGTCGTCTCGAGGGATGACATTATCATATATCCAGTGCGTTTCTGCGGAAGGGTTGTAATCTATAAAAATTCGCTTCTTTGTCCGGATAGCAACCTGCGTGAAGTCTTTCTCAGTGATTTCCATTGCCTCGTTTATCCATGCATAAGACTGCGTCCGTCCGTGCATCTTCTGAGGCTCGTCTAATCCTACAAAGGTTATCTGGTTGCCATTGATGTAATAAGTCTGGTCTGAGCGGTTAGGATTAAACTCAGGTGTGACGGGCAGTCCGTATTTAATGCAGATGTTATTAAAGTCATCAAGAAGCGTTAACCTTACCCATGTCATCTTTTGGCGTCCGATTGTGTAAGACTCGCCTGTCTTCTTTAGGCAGTTCAGGATTATCCATTGAAAAATACTCCATGTTTTTGTTGACCGTGCGCCACCCTCAAGGACAATTATTTTCTTATCTGTGCTGTTGATGTCCCGTAAGACACTACTCGCCACTATCTCCTTCAATCCTGTCAATGTAAGTTACTTTAATGTCAGTGATTGCTTTTGAATCAGAGGTAATATCTACCTGTTTAGGCATTGTGTACTGAAACAGCTTTGCGAGTGAATCAATATATCGGGAAGGATCTTTTAATCTTATTTTTCCCAGCGCGTCCTTAATGTTCTCTACCTCCCCGTTCATTATGGATATGAAAAGTTCGCGCGCTTCTTTTGTGGTTCTGTTAAGCGTCCCTTTTGGCTTACCTTTGGGATTGTTGGTTTTCCCCTTACCTGGTCCCATCTTTGAAAATGTTTGAAATTATCAAAGCAAGACAATAACACTTCATGCCTCGCATTTCTGCAAAGTTCGTTAAACTTCGTTAATTATAGTTGTTTTTTATCAGAAACTTATGAACATTAAACTATTTTAGGAAGGATTTCAATAGTTTGGTCTGTCCTTTAAAGCCTTTATCCTTTTCGGTGTCCCATATTGTCGTGGGTGTTTCCTGACTAAGCAGATACCCTTTAGGATGACCAAGACACATTATTTTAACTTTTTGTTCATACGCTTTTTTTGCCAGCCAGACATCAGCCATGTTTGCGCTTCCAAAATCTGAGTAGCTTATTTTAAAGTTGTCGCTGTGGAATGCCATTACTCCCGTTCCCCCTACATCTACCCTGCCATCACCAAACACATCATCAAGGCACCGGAAGTTACCCATTATTTTGTTAAAGGCTGTTATCACCTTTGGATAAGTTTTGCCGTGCAAGGTTACTATACACCCATACTTCTGTATAGCTTTTATCATTTTCTTTACATAGTCCTTCGGGTAAATCAAGTCATCATCGCAGGTAAAGAAATAGCCTTTGTGATTCTCTACATTGTAGAATTTCACAGCATCGCCCATTGAGTTATCAAAGAATCCATACTCGCCATCTTTAAGAAAGTCCGGGGCATGGCTGTAATTGTTCAGCCCCACAAATAAACTATCCACCTGTGGACGCAAGCTCTCAACAGTCTTTTTTAACTGAGCTTCCCTATTTGGTATGGATGCTATCTGAACCCTTATCATAAGACTGCAATATGAATCTTATTATCCTTTCGCCAGCTGTTCATCTTTGAATCAAACGCTTCCCCCTGAGGTATAAAAAGACTTGTTTTGGTCTGATAAATATTATATCCCTTACTGACAAGTAACTTACTTATATGTGACCCCACCCCTGAACTGACTTGAGGGTTTATGCCCCAGTTAAGATTTATCTGCGGGATGGCACCCACTACATCAAAAAATTTCTTCTCGCACATAAAACACATATCCACCCATCCGGTATAACGGTAATTATCGTATTCAACAGATTTAATCCCTGTCCAGCAGTCTTTATTTAATCTTCCCTGGTCAACATAAGTATTAATGCAAATCTTTTTTTTGTCTGTTATTAATTCCCATGCCTGAATCGATTTATCAGCAAAGTCATAAACAGGTAAAGAGTCATCAGGGAGCATAAAATAATATTTATATTCCTTTTCCGGGAGCTTCCATAACCTGTTTACTGTTTTCCAATAATACTGCTTCCCTCTGTGTTGTTGTTTAACAATAATTATCTCATGACCTTTTAAGAGGCTTTTTTCAATGTTATATTCTTTTTCGCTTCCGTCGTTTAGTATATAAATATCCCCTATCGGAGCTAATTTCTTTACAAGCCTCCTGCATGACACAGGACGGTCAAACGTTGTTATTAAGAAAGCTATATCACAGTCCATGCTTCAGGGTAAATATCTTTTGTATCTAAACCATTGCCAAACCATTTAGCGGGTGCTATTACCTGTTTACTTTGAGCGAGCCATGCACCCCACCATGAGAATGATGAATTGGCTATTATGTGCCTTTTAAACTTTGTCATGAAAAACAAATCTGTCATTGAACCTTTATGGATTACTTTTAAGTCAGGGAACATCTCCTGTGCCATAAATGGTTCGTCTGAAAAAACGTAATAATTACTATCCTTTGGCATTAAGTCAAACGCTGCCTGGTAATACCCTTTCGTACAGACCGGATGAACAGAGCTGTTTTTATAATCTCCCAGCCTGACATGAACAGCAACCGCATTATCAGGAATTGAAACATCAGCACAGTTAAATGAGAAATAATGTCTTATCAGATCCTCGCAATGACTAAAATACTTTTCGCTCTGCATATACCCGTCAATCTCTATTCCGTCAGGCAAAGTAAGGTTATGATACCCCCAGGGTACTTTCAATGGCTTAAACTTCCCTTCCGGCTTTGGAAGCGGATTAGTAAAAAGAGGTTCATAAAATGCAAAGCCGAACTTATAACCCAGCTTAACGGCTATTCCAATCGAGGATGCTATCTGAAAAAGCTGGTTTCCTGTTCGCCCCTTTAATTTCGCTGTTAGCATATCTGAAAAATAACTCTATAAATTCATCTCTTATCCTGCGGGTGTCTTCACGTTCAATTTCCCTGCCTGACCAAAGCAAAGTCTTTTCCTGAATGAAGGAAGCACGGTCAGCCTCTTTTACTCTCTGGTGTGAGCAGTCAGTGCTAAACTTTTTATTTACAACCCGCATTATCTTATTTTCAAGTGCCTGGTAATCATTTAACCTTACCTTTATCGGGGTAGGCATATCCCCTATATAAGCCTCAGAAGCATCATGAAGAAGTCCTGAAAGCTTAAATTCATCAGGTAACATATTACAGACCTCGATAGAATGACGGGCAACTGAAAAAAAGTCAACCTGTCCGGCAAAACGGGGTATGTTTGACAGCCCTATACAGATGTCAAGGATAGATATATCTTCCGGCTTCAGTTTGAACACATCGATATTTTTTCCTGAATAGGTTCTTATCATCTCCATACCCTCCATCCGTATTCAAAAAATTCAATCTTATTTAAAAGCCCCTCTATTTTTAAATGTTCATGAAAGACACTCTCACCGTATAGCATCACAAGCGGAAGGGTATCGTCAATTTGTTTTATATTCTTTAATATCCTACATGTCCTTCCCATCAGCTCCGGGGGTGCGGTCCATATCATCTCATTCATTGTTTTGTAGTCATATAGCTTATGATACCAAACATGACTACTAAAAACAATTTTTTCAGGGTATAACCTGAACCACTGAATGGTTATATCAGGACGGATCCTTACAAGAAGGTCATAATCTTTCTTTACAAGGTCAAAACAATCTTCATTGTACCAGTACTGATAAAGAAGATGATTGTCTTTTCTTAATTTGTCTTTAAAAACAAGGTTGCTGTTTTGGGTTATTTTAAGCCCTTTTAAGCTAAACTCTTTCGGGAGTAGCCTTTCTATTAGCTCCGAGGTTATATCCTCTCTCCTGCGTTTCCCTTCGTTATTCCATGGTAAATCTGAAAAGTCCGCTCTTTTATGCCAGGGGTCATTAATCTTATCAGTATATCCCCACTCATCAGATATTGACATATAAACATCTGCTGGTCCGAATACTTCAGCATGGTTTTTTACGCAAAGTGGAAAGGTGCGAAGATTACCGGAATAAAGAAGGGCTATCATAAATGGGTTTTTATTACTGAGCTTGATAAAACTTCTTTATTCACACATGGGATATAAACGAGGGTGATATTCATGCTTTCCAACCATTCGCGGGTAAATTGCATCTGAGTATAATAGTCCTTTTTAGCCCAGTCGTCACCTATTGCGATAATGTCAGGCACGACTTGCATAATTGTTGGCTTACTGTCTTTACCACCTACATTTTTTATTACCTTGTCAACATATTTGCATGAGAGCAGAACGGCTTCTCTTTGCTCGTAAGGGATAATAGGTCTTTTACCCTTAAACTCTTCAACAAATTCATCTGTATTAAGGCAGACAACCACTTCGTCGGATAGCTTCCGGCAATGCTTCAGAAAGTTTGCATGTCCGGCATGGAATAAGTCAAATGTACCTCCTGTATAAAGTCTCATAATTTATAATTTACTCCGTAAGCGCATTGATGCTTATGGAAGGTTTCTAATCCTTCATGTCTCTCGTAACGTCTCACATCCTGAAAGAACTGTTTAAAGTATTCCATTGTGAAATTATGCAGGTGCATCCTGTCAGTTCCAAACTCAATCGGTTCAAAGAAGCGGACGCAATTAGAAGCTACAATCGATTTTTGTATTATCACTTCCGGGTTAATGACATGCTGGAGAATGTTAAACATCCAGACTTCATCCACTTTCGGGAAGTAGTAATCTTCAGCTCTTAATTTTACAAGTTCAATTCCTTTCTCTTTTGCTGTTTGCAGTAACTTTTCTGATGGTAGAGGTTCAATGATTATACCCTTCACATTTTCACAAAATGAAAGTGCGGGTATGTCTGCTGACCCTATTTCGATAATAGTTTTACCCTTGCAGTCTCTGTCAATATCAAGATGATCAAAGTAACCCTGATAATAAACTTCTGCCTGCTCCCTTGCCAAAGGGTGTTTATCGTGCCATTTGCGCTCGTGGAATTGAGCGTTTTCCCATGTTTCAAGTGTGATCATTTTACATACATTTCATATCGTTCCTTGATAACTGCATAATCCTGTTGTCGCCTTATGACATCGGAGAAGCTCGGTCGCTGTGTCGCTGTCATGGGATAAGTGATAAAACATTTATAGCTTGGCTGCACATGGTTTGCCAGAAATACATCTATCTTTCGTATATCCCTCTCATGTGAAAGAATGAAATCAGGCACTTTCCGTCCATTGTAGAGTATCGCATGAGTAGTCCATGCTTTTGTCAGCTTATAAAGATTCGCGCTAAACCGTACCAGCGGTTCATTAAGCGTTGCTCCAAGATAAAGGCAATCCCAATCATCTGGAAGCTGACCCATTAAGTCCTCAATAAATGACCAATCGTAAAGGAACAAGCAATCATCTTCCATTATGAAAGAAAGCCCATGAACCTTTTTTAAAGCCTCAAGGTAAGATGCCCGGCAACCAACCCATCCCGATGAATCTTTTATAGCCTCGTGACGCTCAACAACAAAGGGAAGTTTTTGAGTTATAAACTGGCTCCACCTGTCGGGACGTTCTTTGAGGTTAATACAAAGTGCCTTATCGAGTATTGTTTTCATATCGTGGTATTAAATCAGCACATTCCCGCATCGTGTTAATTATATCCGAATGTCCCGGATATTGAGTAGTGAAACAAGGGTAAACAATAAAGCATTTGAATTTCTTTTGAATAACCCTTGCCATGTAGTTATCGTAATTTCTTTGAAGCCTGATAATCGGGTAGCCGTCCTGAAGGATATAATCAGCAACCTCCTTTTTGTAAAGGATGCCGTGTGTCGCCCAGCCTTGTTTTAACTTAAAAAGGTTATCAGAGTACCTTTCTAACTTGTCGTGCAAGATAGCACCCAAATAAAGCACTCCCCAGTCTTTAGGTAACTGCGAATAAGCATAAAAGAACACCCTCCAATCCTGTAAGATATGGCAGTCATCTTCCATTATCAGTATTTCATCTTCACATTTTGATAAGACAGATAAATGACTTTTAAGGCAACCATCAGAGCCGCCGGGGATAGCATCAAAACGAGTCACAACAAAGGGCAGTGCCTGAGAAATAAACTTTTCCCAGCGGTCTTCCCTTTTCGGTAAGTTGATGCAATAAGCCTTCATAATCCTATCTTTGAAAGTACATCATCAATATTCTCAATCTTTCTTACACCTGTATATTTAGCGAGTCTGTCAAATGGGTCTTTTTGCATATACTGCCATGATGATATTCTCATCACATACGGGGTTTCTTCTTTCCTGCTTTTGATAGTCCCGTGATTCCTGTGAATAATAGTCATTGTCGCCCCGTCAAGCGAGCCGTTACGCTTCTTGTCGTATATCTGCCAGTTGCATTTATCAAGAAACTTTGCAGAAAACAACCGTCCGTTGCCTTGTGGCTCTACTCCCCTTGCTCCTGTATAGCCCGGCCAGTATATCATTCTTTTTGTCCCGTTACGCATCGTATCAAGAACATGAACCCCTGATTTTCCTGTCATTGAGTATTCCTCCAAATCGGGGAACATCCGCTCACAGTAATCATCTGATATTACACCGCCAGAACCAAGAATAAGAACCGCATCAGGGTTGTATTCCCTTGCCTTATCAATAATAAACTGCCATTTCGCACCAAGTAATATATCGTCTTTGCAGAGATAAAAATCAGCTCCGGCGCTTTCACAAATAGAACATTCTGATTCAGTATGTCCCGCTACAATGACTTTATGAACTTGCCGTGCAAGCCGGGGAATTGTGACTTTGATAATTTCCTCCCTCCCTTTTACCGGGACAACTGCAATAATTTTCATGCGATGCAATATAGTAAATATTAGTTATTTATCGTTATTTATAGTTATTAATTTATCAACAATTACAAAATCCTTTACCATTTCAGCCCTGACCTTTATTGTTGTCCCTCCGTTGATATGGAACTCGAACTTTTCATCATCAGCTCTCTGAAGCTTGCCGTGAATCTCATTAAGATACCCGTACCTGTTTATGAATACCAGCATACCTGATTTACCGATTAGCGGTGTTAATTGATTGTTGCTCATTTCTTACTTTTTACTTGTTTTTGCGGGTTGCGAAGTAATCATCAATAATACGTTCCTCAGAATCTTCAATCTCTA